CAAATTTATTCTATAACCCATACAGTTGAACTCCTATTTATAGGACGCTCTGGCGCCACATAATTTGGCGCGGAACTCACTCGCACCCCCCCAGGCCCGAGCCGTGGTACATCGGATTCCCAAACGATCTCCCCACCGAGCTCTTCAAGGTAGCCGACTTTGTCAAGTCTTCTCCGGAGGGTGGCGAAGGACTTCTTGTTGTCGTACATGTACCAATCGGAGGGGTGAGTGTTCGAAGTAATGAATATTCGTCGAGCGACAAAGGATACTGCTCCTCCCTTTGTATCAACAAAGAGGGGATACCGGTCCAGGAGTCTAAGAAACATATCCCATCGGATCCAGCCATAGAATTCGTCAATGACAACGTCTTCGTGGTTGTCATATCCATCCCACCAGTCTCCTCCTCCGGCTGAGGATCGTTTCCAATAGGCGTTGGGACAGAGATCCTGGCTCGTCTTTGACTTTCCCGTTCCGGTAGGACCCCATAAAACGGTAACTTCCGTTTTCCAAGCTCGAGAACCGGTCTTGACTCGTTTGTACTCTCGGAGGCCTCGACTAAACTTGACCATCGCGGAAAAATTGATTTCCCAAAGGTCGCTTTCAGCACTGCCCGCGTCGATGGCTTCTTTAAGGCAGTCGAGGTCTGTTCTTCGTCCTTGCTCGGGTTCACTACCATATCGGAATGGTCCTTCCACACGAGTTTCTGACTTGGTACAGTAATCTCTGGCTTGCTTGTGGGTTCCTTTTCGGGGTTCCCAGTGGGCTGTAGAGGAGAGGGCTTTGACACTTGGCAGGGACTTTGCTGTGTCAAAGAGGACGTATCCTTGCAAGTGCGGTGTTCCTTCCTGACCTCTTTCGAGCTGCCAGATACAGAATCGAACCGCACTGCCTTCCCAATCTCGCGGGACCTCAGCAGAGCTGGGGTTGTTAAGGGTGAAGACCCATCCGCGCGAGCGTACTCTCTTGGCCATTTAGGCATTGCGAAAATGAAGAATGAAATAAGAATGAAATTTGTTTTGCTTATATAGACTGAAGGCAGCCCGATTTAGTAAGTGCCAGGATTCGATTAAGGCCTGGCACTTTTGAAGTCTAGACGCGGTCGGACAACCGACAACTCGGCGTCTAGTGTTTTTTGAAATAGGCCCTTACACAGGGTGTAAGGAGCACAGGGGTTAACAGTGGCACAGAAGTGGTGGCACAGAAGTGGGGGGTAATACTGACCCCCACTTCTTCTTTCAGCGTCGGCCTTCGGCCTCCACTCCTTCCGCAGGGACCCCCTAAAGGGGGCCCCCCCTGCTCCCGGGGGGCAAACCTCAATAATGCCTAACCTAACCTCGTTTAATTTATTAAATAGGATCATAAACATCTTGAGTGGAACGCGGATTGAAGAACTCTACCCAGTACTTAATCTTCGTCAGACAACTACATTGATAAAGAGCCTCGGAAGGATCCTGAGGATACTGGATAACATGATAATAATTGGGAATATTTGGATTTGCGGCACTATTTCCACTCTGATCAGTAAAGGAACTGCCTTTCAACAGCCGACTACGACGAAAGGTCAAACTATTACGAGCACTAGCATTCTTGAGCCAATCCGTAAACGTTACACCAGACCTAACAGCATTAGTAGCAAGCAACTCACGCGACTCATTGGGACCAGCAATGGTGGCACTCAAAAAATTACAAATTATAAAATTCATCGTATTACGCAACTGTGCAGGAGATTCACCCTGACTCCAAATAACTGAAATTCTGCTCTTCAAAATGCGGTAATTTTGATAAAACTGCATCATCGTTTTGAAATAAGCAGCATTCTGAACGCCGGATTCCGTATCACAATCAAAGACACCATTAGCAACATAAATAAGCTCCTGAGCAACACCGTTTCCAGAAGCAGCGCCGACCGCTGTCTGTTCATAATACGGAATAATAACACGCCGAGTCGAAGGAAACGGCACACGCGCATAACTCTTACCTCGATGACGCTTATACTTCCTACGCTTAACGACAGAGCGCCTAACCCTACGAGGGCGAAAAACTTTCCGACGGCGACGATATGCCATTCAAAAAAGCAAATTTATTCTATAACCCATACAGTTGAACTCCTATTTATAGGACGCTCTGGCGCCACATAATTTGGCGCGGAACTCACTCGCACCCCCCCAGGCCCGAGCCGTGGTACATCGGATTCCC